GCCCGGACCACAGATTGCAGGTGCAGCCGTGTACGCATCAGGATTGGCAATGGTGCTAAATAACGCAAAACGTGCAAGGGATATTTTGCGTGGCGGTAGTGCAAGTGGTGGCGGTGGCGGTAGCATTGGTGCGGTAGGTGCTGCCCCCGGTGCAATGACCCCACTCACAGGCGGTGCGTTACCCGAAGAAGGTCAGTTTGGTGGCATGGGCAGAGTGTACGTTCTTGAAGGCGACATCACCAAAACGCAGACCCGTGTTCGCAGGTTAAGAAATACAAGTGTCGTTTAAACCTACTTTTAAAGATATGGAATTACCAGTGTACAAAATTGTGGTCAATGATGATGACGAAACGGGCGTGGAGTTTGTTTCCCTTGTTGACCGTCCAGCCATACAAAAAGACTTCATGCTTTTCAATGAGCAGTTTGTTGAACCCGGGGCAAAGGAAACAAAGAATGAATTTATCAGCCGTTGCATCCCGGTAATGATCGATGAAGGAATGGACCAAGAACAAGCAATTGCCATTTGCTATACAAAATGGGAAGATAGCATCGGTTTGAGTGAGGATAAAAAATTTGAAAGCTATGATGACTACCCCGAAGCGGCCAAAGAAAATGCAAAGGTTGCACTCCGTTGGGCAGAGGAAAACGGATGGGGTGACTGCGGAACTGCGGTTGGTAAAATCAGGGCTAATCAGTTAGCCAATGGTGAAGCCATCACCCGTGACACCATTGCAAGGATGGCAGGGTTTGAAAGGCACAGACAGAACAGCGACAAGGAATTAGGTGACGGATGTGGCCGCCTGATGTGGTTGGCTTGGGGCGGTGATGAGGGCATTGAATGGGCAAGTCGCAAATTACAGCAGATAGATATGAGACAGGCATACTCTGTGCAATCCGAAGAAAAGCGGATTGTGACAGGCCCTGCAATGTTGGCCGATTTACCCATTTACCGATACGATGACATCAGGGGTGAATACTATGTGACATTTGATGCAGACACCATTTGGAAGATAGCAAAGAAATTTGTCCGCAATGATGCCTATAAAGCAGTCAATACCGACCATGCCAACCCTGTGAAAGAGGGTGTCCACATGATTGAGTCATACTTCATTGACCGCAAACGTGGTGTGATGCCACCTACCGGGTACGAAGATGCAAAGGATGGCAGCTGGTTCTTGACCTATTTAATAGACAATGAGGAAATTTGGGCAAAAGTTAAGGATGGCGAATGGAAAGGATTTTCAGTTGAGGGCTTGTTCGACATGGAAGAACAGGATGAAGTGCTTGAAATGATGCGTGAAATCACCGCCATGCTGAAAAATTTTGCATAGGCAAAAACATAACTACCTTTTAAGATATATGGAATTTAAATCAGAATTAGCCGAAATGAAGTTATCTCTTGCCGCATTCATGGCAGAGGTAAAGCAGCGTTTCAGCGAAGAACCTGTGCCTGCTGCGTTTGGTGAGTTGACTTTGGTTGACGGAACTATCGTGGTTTTTGAAGGCGAGGAACTTGCAGCTGGAATGTTATTGAACGTGAAAGGCGAAGAAGGCATTGTACCCGCACCTGATGGAGTGCATGAAACCACCACTGGTCTTTTGGTTACTACCAAAGATGGTGTGGTTGAAATGATTGAAACCAAAGAAGCTGCCGAAGTTGCAGAAGTTGAGGTTGAAAATCAGTTTGCATCCGTTGAGCAGTTCGATGCACTCCGTGCCGCTAACGAAGAACTGGCAGAGAAAATCGCTACACTTGAAACTGCACTTGTAAACATACTGGGCAAAGTTGAAGAAACTTTCAGCGTGTTTGAAAAGTTCGCATCCACCACCCCTGCACCGACCAAAAAGCCATTCGGTTCAGTTAAACCCGAAAAAGAGGAAAATTTCTTTGGCTTTGTTTCCGCAATCAAATCAATCAAAAAATAAAATAAAATCATGGCATTTGACGTAACAGGTCTCACCAATTACACCAAAGAGGAGAGTTTAAACCTTCTGACCAAAGCGATGTTCACCGCCAAAACTGCACGTATGTTGCAGGGTGCTGGACAGGTTCTCCCCGGTATCAAATCTGCTGAAATACTGCCTTTGCTGTATTCAGATGTTTACTTCCAAAGCGACAGCTGCTCTTACCAGACAAGCGGTAACACTACCCTGTCCAAGCGCACCCTGACTGTTGGAAAAGTTAAGGTTCAGGAAACTTTGTGCCCCAAAGACCTTGAAACCAAATACACACAGAAAGCTCTTGCCGCTGGTGAAGCTATCGACATGGGTGTATTCACCGAGCAAATCGGTGCTGAAAAAGCTGCCAAAATGGCCGAAGCTATCGAAACTGCTATTTGGCAGGGTGATACCACAGGTGGTGTTGGAAACAACGGGTTTTGGGATGGCTTCTTAACCATTCTTGACGACCTCGGTTTCGGCGGTGCTGGTGACCCCATTCGTGGAAACGTAGGTGGTGCTTACGCTTCAATCACCGCTGCTAACATTGATGATATCATCATCACTATTTATGGCGTTATTCCTGCTGAATTGCTTGGAAAACCTGACCTCTTTATCGCAATGGGTACAGACACCTTCCGCTTGTATCGTCAATGGCTGGTGAACGCTAACCTGTTCCATTATCCTGCAAATGAAGTTACCGAAATGGAACTTGTTGATCCTGCAACCGGCATCAAAATCTACGGTCTGCACGGCATGAACGGCACTAACAAAATCGTTGCTGGTTTGTGGTCAAACTTCTTCTTGGGTACTGACATGATGAACGAAGAAGAAGAATTTGAATTCATCTTCAATCCTTTTGAAAGACGTGTGCAATTCCACACCGCTTTCAAATATGGAACGCAGATTGCTTACCCTGAGCAGGTTGTTTATTTCAAACTCTAATCATTAACCGAATAGAGAAAGTTTAACCCGGGGGGTGGGGAAAAACCCTACCCCCCTTTAATTTAAAAAAAAGATATGCCTTGTGTATTAACCACCGGATTTACCTTGGACTGCAAAACCGCAGCCGCAGGTATTAAAAATATTTGGCTCGTGGAATTCGATGCCAAATCTACTCTCACCAAATCATCAGGCGAAGTTTCTGCCCACACTTTGAGTGGTGGCAAAAGCTACTTCAAATATGAATTGGAAAAGGAAACTGGCTCCATGACTTGGCGCACAATTCCTTCAACCGAAAACGGAACTGTGTTTTACGAAGCTGACCTTGTTGCACGTCTGCACAAAGTTACCACCGCACAGCGCAACGAGATTAAATTGTTGGCTCAAAACAGAATGTTAGCCATTGCCCTTGATGCAAGTGGTGACTACTGGCTGCTGGGTGCTGACTATGGTGTTCAGTTGCAGCAGAGTGAAACAAACTTCGGACAAGCGTTTGGAGATTTCAAAGGTCATGTGCTAAACTTTTTGCACAAAGAGACAGATTTGCCTTTGAAAGTTCAGGCCGCTGTTGTAACTTCGCTGGGTCTTTGATTTTTTCATAGTGTTTTCATGCAGAAAGGGTCGCCATTTGGCGGCCTTTTTTGTTTAACATGAAATCGACCTACTTATATAGTTAGGATGCTGTACATAACCAAAGCAGGAACACCCGAATTGATAATCACAGGCAGAGAAAAGGTGACCGTTTCTCCTGTGTATTATCTGTTGGTGTTTGAGTCCGAAATGTCGCAGGAACAAAAAGCATTTATTGTAACCGATACAAGCACAGCACCCAACAGATACCAGCTATTTTCCTTTGTAGAGGGCAGCAGCACCGCAAAAACATTGGCTGTTGGTACGCATTATTGGGCTTTATACGCACAAACTTCCCCAACGAATACCAATCCATTACTTGCATCGCAGGAAATTGACCGGGGATTGGCCTATGTAACGGCATCACACACCGCATTTAACGACCACGAAGTAAACACCACCATTAAACAACACCACATCGGATGAGTTTTGACCTATTACGCATAAATTTCACGGAGTCAAAGTTGCCAAAGTTCAAGGAAAACAAGAATAAAGGCATCGTGACCTATGGGGAAAAGAACGATTTTCCCGATACTTTGTTAGAATTTTACAACCGCAGTCCAAAACACGGGGCGATTGTAAGGCAAAAAGCCCGTTTTGTGGCAGGTGAAGAAACACTTGTGGATGGCAACCCCAGCGCAGTAAAGGTAATTGACTACGTTAACCCATACGAGGGCATTCAGGAGTTCAAAAATAAGTTAGCTCTGGATTATGAATTGTTTAACGGGTTTGCGTATGAGGTGCATTACAACAAAGTGGGGCAGATTTCAGCACTTTACCACGTAGATTTCAGCAACGTGCGTACACTTGACCACGAAATCTATATGTATGCCGAGGATTGGAAAAAAGCGAAGCATGAGGACATGAAGCACTATGCACCTTTTAACCCGAAAAAGGCCCAACCAATGGAAGTGCAGTTGTACTACTTCCGAGAATATGCACCTTCGTTGGGTGTTTACCCGCTGCCACCTTATCAGCATTGTTTGCAGTATATTGAAATCGATGTTGAGATAGCCAATTTCCACAATAACAACATCCGCAACGGGTTTGCCAACGGCACATTGGTTCAGTTGTTCAAAGGTCAACCGACAGAGGAGATTGCCTACAACTTTGAGAGGAAATTCAAACAAAAAACCACAGGCACGGACAACGCAGGTGGTGTGCTTATTCAGTTTAACGAAATGAATGAAAAGTCGGCAGAGATTGCACATCTGCAACCTTCCGACATGGATAAGCAATTCCTGCAACTGAATGAAACGGTGCAGGATGAAATCTTTATCGGCCACAACTTCCCCAAAATTCTGCTCGGTTACGCAACCGAAGGCGCACTCGGACAGCGTAATGAAATGATAGAAGCGTATGAGTTGTTCCATAAGTCATACGTTAACAAGCGTCAAGTAAAAGTTGACACTTGCCTACAACATACACTTGAAAGCGTTTACCCCGGTATCGAATTAAGCACCAAAGACAGCGACTTTTTGGGTGTTGATTACGTGGCATTGCATCAGGCTGGAATTGTGACCGTAGATGAAGCAAGAACAGCCCTTGGATTGGGTGAAACTGCACAGACAGTTGTCGATAGCGCACAGCGTATCATTGAAAATATCAACAGCTTGTCGCCATTGGTAGCGAATAACGTGCTTTCAAACATGACCGTGAACGAAAAACGTGCATTGGCAGGGTTGCCGCCTATACCGGGCGGTGATGTGTTGGAAAGCAAGACACCCGATAGCACCACACCTGCTGAATTTTCACATCAGGGTTGCGAATTTCACAAATGGTCGGATAATGACTTGTCAGTTTTTGCCAAATTTGGGGCTGATGAAAGCGAATTTGAGGAAGTGAAACTTACATTTGAACTGACCACAAAAGAAAAAAGGGTACTGGCTGTGGTAAATTCCGATGAAAAAGCCACACTGAAAGACATTTCTACCGCCACCAAAATAGGAGAAGAAGAAGTCATCAAGATTTTGAAAACTTTGCAGGATAGCGGTAAAATAAATTGGACAAACAATGCAATCAAAATCACCGACATTGGCCGGGGTGAGATTGCTGATACCGAACTGCCCAAGTTGGAACTGCGTTACAAGTACGATTTAGACCCTGATGCGTTGCCGTTGCAACCCGGTGGTGAAAGCCGTGAGTTTTGTGTGCAAATGCTTAAAATGGAAAAGCTATACACCCGTGATGAAATCGACCAAATGTCTGCAATTTTAGGTTATAGCGTATGGCTTCGCAGGGGCGGTTGGTACACCGTGCCAAACACTGACCCACCGTTGCACATTCCGCATTGTCGTCACGAATGGAAACAAAGAATAGTAAGGAGAAGAAACAATGGCTAATTTCGCATACTTCGTAAGTGAGCAGGATGTAAAAAAGAACACCCCTATCGATGAGAATGTCGATAGTAAGTTGTTGCAAACTGCCATGCGCACAGCACAGGATGTTTATATCCGTGATATTTTGGGCAGCACCCTTTATGATAAGATTTGTGATGACATCAACGGGGCTGGGCTTGGCGGTAACTACCTGACATTGGTCAACAAATACGTTGCACCTTGCCTGTACCATTACGTGATTTTGGACTCAATGCTTCCATTGACCTACAAAATGATGAACAAGTCAGCGGCAAGTCGTGGCTCAGAAAATGCAAATGCGGTGGATGTTGACCAGCTTCGCATGATTGAGCAGCGTTACCAAAACAAGGCAGAATACTACGCTGAAAGATTGCGCCTGTACCTTGCCGAAAACGACACATTGTTCCCAGAATATCAAAACCCTGCGAGTGGACTTGACGTGATCAATCCACAGAACCAATACTTATTTGGTGGTTTTTATTTGGGTGAAGATGATGATTACAAATTCCTGCGTGGATTTTTCTCATGAATAAAGTAAGACAGAAAAACGAAAACAAACTGAAACTCTACTTAAATGGTAACAATCAACCAACTACTGGAAGCTCTGGAAACTGCGGGAAACAACCACAAGCAGATAAAGGCAACCATCGTAAATATTGAGCCAAACATCAATACAAGCGGTGAGCAGCTTTATCCGTTGATGCGGATTTTTCCTGATGGCAGTCAGGTGACCGTTGACAAGGTGATTTATCGCTTTGCGGTTGCCATTGCTGACAGGCATCGTGAAGATTTTACCGATGCAGTAGAAAGGATTTCAGATATGCACACGGTGATGTTGGACATTTACTCAATGCTGCGCTATGTGTACCGAAACAACACAGCCGGAACATGGGTAATCAATGACAGCATCACACCATTTTATGACGCACAAACGGACATCGTTAGCGGAGTTGCAGCCGTTATCGAATATCATTGTCCAAATTTGAGAGATTACTGCGACACCCCCAACAACAATTTAACATTCCCAACAATAGAATAAAATGAGTACAGCAACACAATTTATGAGTGGTTTCACGGGCTGCAAAGTCCTTTCAGGAACAGGCGCAAACACCGGCCGTTGGCAGGGTTTTGTAGTAAACGCAGATGCGGTTGTTTCCGCTGCACTTGACAGAAATGGTGCAAGTGTAATGACATCCATTGGGCTTACAGGAGTTACCCTGAAACAAGGCACGTTCATTTCGTTGCCCGATGGTGACTGGTTCAGCAGCATAACCCTGACAAGCGGAAGCATCGTAGCTTACAACGTATGATAAGGATTGGTGTTCGGTCATTTGTAGCAGGTGGCGGCAATGATGCCGATGCACAGGCCTTTATTGATGCCGCTGCAATAACTGATGTAACACAGCAGTCAGCCATCAATACATTGGTACTGGACTTGAAAAATTATGGCATTTGGACAAAGATGAAAGCAATCTATCCTTTTGTTGGTGGAACTGCTACAACTCACAAATGGAACTTGAAAGACCCAAGGGACTTGGATGCTGCGTTTAGGTTGGTGTTTACAGGTGGTTCAACGCACAGCTCAACCGGGTGGCTTCCAAACGGAACAAATGGTTATGCTGATACTTTTTATACACCATCAACTTCTGGTCAATTAAATTCAGCACATTTGTCTTATTAT